CAATAGCATTAACTGGCAAAGAAAGAATTTCTTTATCGGTGAGGGGAACATCATTCTCATTAGTTCCGCGACCATATCGTTCAACAAGTTCGTTTACTATTTCTTTTTCAATGTCATTCATATTATTTCCTCTATCGTAAAGATAATTTATGCTTTTTATCTTCTAAGATTTTTTCTATTTTATTGCCAGCCCGCACACTACATTCATTACTGCAATACCAAGTTGTTTCATTTACTGTTTGGCCGCACCAAACATCTGATGCTTGATAATTTCCAGAAGAATTTTTTTTAAATAATAGATGATGTTTTTTACAGGTTTCGGTCATGTATATAAAGTTGAATTAGTGCATAATGTAGAATTTTCATTAGATCCTTTCTGGCGTCGTCGCGAGTACCTTTGTTGCCATATCGATTCGAGTATTTGTCAACATTTCCCATACAAAAACCTGTACCGTGACCACGATCAATAATCACTTCTGTTGATTGTAATTTATTGGACGCATAATGACCACTATATGTGGTATCAATATATTCTTTAAATTCATTAATATATTCATCTTCATCAAATTTGTAGTCGATCATTATTATTTCCTATTCAATTTATTTCATTATACAACTATTTTTTGAAAAAATCAAGCATTTAATGATAAAAGAATTTATGAACTCCAATTACGCGAGTTAATTTCATCTTACGATTCCATCTAGGATTTACGGACTTACCATGAAAATATGTAGCACCAAAGGTGGGATCTTTATGTTTTTTTCCATATACGGCAGCCGCTATATTCTTTGACTTTTCCCATGCTGCACCTCTAGGTATTCTATGTTTACCCTTACCGTTCGCCCAAGAAAATTGCGATTTTTGAAAAACAACTCCGCAGATCGTGTTTGGAAATCTTTTACTGTTCACTCTATTTAATGTAACCCAAGCTACAGCAATTTGTCCTAATGCACTCTCTCCCCTAGATTCAAAATAAACATTTTTGGCTAAACAATTTAATTGATTTTTAGATGAAACCCCATGGGCGTTTGCTGTAGTCGAAATAGAAAGAAAGATAATAATAAAAATAGTCTTAAAAATGTACACGACAAAAATTCCTTTTGTTTTTATTTATTTTATTTATAACGATCACTATCTTGATAAAATTTTTCAATTCCTAATGCCCAATTATCAGCAAACGATTGAGCATCGTTTAATTTATTTCTCAAGTTAGTATAATACAGGTGATTTTGATTATCATATAGTTTTATTTCGTATACATTTTCCTCCGAATTGAAAACAACATTCGCATAACCTTTTTCGTCTTCTGTTTCGTGGCGTGAAATAATTTCCATTTTATCAACCCTTTATTAAATTTGAATAAAATCCTCCATCATAGGAAAGATTTTGGATATAGCTTTTCCGATTTCCTTTGCCAACAACATATGTTCCAATTGAGTTCCGTTGGCGGTTCGCAATTCCACATAATGTATCCATGTTCTTATATCGGCCTTGGCGTAAAGTCTAGATATTGTGTTGCCTTCGGGTAAAATTGCCCTCGCCTGTTCTTTTGCAATTCCTTTCTCTAAAGCTTCTTTATAAATTCTTTCAACATTTTCAATTACAAATTTTTGTTGTGCGTCCCACCATAAATTAATTTCTAAATCATCACAAGGAATAGAATTTTGTCTATTATTTGGATCTTGTAGTCTAGCTTCTCTAACAACAAATGTATTTTCTAATACAGTAGGATCAGCATATCGCTGACTGAATTCTTGAAATTTCATTGATTTGTGACGAAGTAGTTGTCTAGCGATATCTCTGGTTGTTTCAATTTCAATAAGAGCATCGGCCATTTCAAGAGGGCTCCAATGCTTATGCTTAATCAGGTGTCGAATTAATTTTTCACCAGTCTCTTTATTCATCTGATTTGATGGATTGGATACCCTAGCACAATATGCAACTAAATCTAGAACTGAAGACAAATCGGTGGCATTCGCATTAGCTGCGTATTCTTCCAGAAATTCTTCTGTTGGCTGAGTAAATGCCTTTAATGTCGCCTTCATTGGGCTAGTGACGCTGGCTTAAAAATGTGCTTTCCATCAACCCGTATGTATCTAAATTTAGTTTCATTTTTATTTGGATTTTCAATAGTAACTACAGTTTTTTTGCCTGCGCGATGCGCTTTTAATTGATTCATAATTCTATCAGGACTTTGGAGATAATCTCTCCTCATAGCGTTTTTAAGCTTTTTGCTTACATTGCTATGAAGACCTGCACTTGTATTACCTTTGCTCATATTATATTGTTCCTTGTCCATAATTTCCAATATTAGTATTCTCAATCTCTTGTTCTAAATTTCTAAATCCACCAATGTATCTATTGTTCCAAAATATCTGAGGCAAAGTTATAGGATTTTTGTGTGGTATTTTATTTTTCATTTCTTCATATATATCCAAATCTTCGGCATCGGAGTATTCATAAATTATACTATAATTTTCACACAAGTCTTTTGCTTTGGTACACCACACACAATTTTTTGATCCATAGATTTTAATCATCGGTCTTTCTTTCTTCTGGCAATAATGGAAGATACATAATTGCAAAGCCAAAAGCTAGAAATAGAATAATTGGTATTGACCAAACAATAAAAATTGTTTTCCAATCCATTTTCTGTTTTAAGGCTAAAACTGTCCACCATACTGCGACTATTAAAAATATAATTACACCAAGTAAAAAGAAAGCTGGATTCACAAAAAATCCTAAAGCAATACATACCCATGTTAAAACTACTAATATTGTCATCATAGTTTGAAATCCTTAAATCGTTCGTTCATTTCGGTTTTATCGAATGTCGGTTCAGTTTCAATAAGGTCTCCCGATTGTTCGGCATCATACCATTTCATTTTACTACGATTTATACCAACTGTGAAGCGTTTTTTGTAATTCACATCACTGTACCGATTTTTTAATTGTTTCAGCATAATCAAACCTTGTTCATCAAGTTCCTCAGATGAAACGATGGCAAGAAATAAATCAGCAGTTGCTGGCAGACCAAAACTTTCACTGGTATCTTCTAATCCAGGATCAGAATTGCTAAATCCCGATCTTGTTGTTTGGGTTGCAGACAAAATTGGAACATTAAATTCCACTGCCAGTCCCCTAAGTTCCTCAGCAATTGCTTTTATGTAAGAATACGAATTAATCGAACCTCCCATAGATTTTAGACGTGATGATGCGCAAATATTCAAATAGTCGACCACAATAACATCAGGTTTAAATGATTTTTTAAGATATAATTCATTCAACAGTGCCCTAAAATGGTTTACGTTTGCCGATGCTGTGGGATATTCTTTAATAATTAATTTACCATTAGTCTTCTTTACCAAATTATTTATGCGTGACGAAAACATATCCTTTGAGATATCACGAATTTCTGAAATAGGAACATCAAGTAAATTTGCATCAATACGTTCGGCAATTTTTTCTTCGGACATTTCGGCCGTAATATACAGAACATTTTTGCCCATAGTGAGCCATGCAGCAGAACAATGACACATACCTAGAGATTTGCCTCCTCCGGTGCCACCGAGAATGATGTTTAATGTTTTATTGGATAGTCCGCCATTTGTTATGTCATTCAATAGTTCAATATCAAATGGTAGTTTTTCTTCTTCGGTATGATAAAATTCGAAACGTTTTTCAAAATCTTCTAGATATGAGTGACCGACATTTCTATCAAACGTCACGTTAAGTGCCTTTTGTAATATTTCAGGCAAAGCATTTTTAGTTAAAGTTTTATTCTTGCCATCAATAATACCAATTGATTCCATGATGGCATTATACAGGGCGCGATCTTGACACCACTTTTCTGTATTGTTCAATAGCCAAGTATAATCGACTTCTACACTTTTAAACAAATCTGGAATTATCTGTTTTGCGATATCATATTGTTCATCAGAAATTTCTGAATTATTATTCAGTTCAACAAAAAAGACTTCTTCGGTAGGAATTTTATTATATTTGCCTACATATTTCGCGTACTCAATAAAAATAAATTTATAAGATGCTTCAAAGTATGAGGGTTTTATAAATGGAATAACTTTACGGAGATAGTCGTCGTTTGTGAATAAGTTTCTGAGTATCACATGTTCTATATTATCACTCAACCATTTTCTCCAATTTCCACATCTTTTGGTTTTTCGAACCAATCATTTTCATACAAAGTATTTATTAAGGAGAATAATACATCACCAACCAATTCTTGTAAATAGATATTTTCGACCACAGCTTCATCATTTGGTGAATTAATTACTGAAAAATTATATTTAAGTTCACCATCATCTTCCATCTGGAGAATATCATACTGTATTATAGTTTCTAAAAAATCACCTTTGAGTATTCTGATGCTCCATGTCTCATCTTCGCCTAATGGAGACAATTCATAATCAACATTTTCTTTAAGCATTTGTGATAAACCGTTCCATTACTCTAAATCCAATTCGATGGCAGTTTTATAACCAATCGTGTATTGCTCTTTTACAAATTCATTGAAATTTGTGCCTTCGAAGATTGGTTTCCAAAACTCTTCCTTTAGAGTGTCCGAGTAACGAACCTTTTTATCCGACAGTTCGCCTGTTGTTTGGTTGACATATGAGTACCAACCATTGGATGGTTTCGCGGCATAGTTGCCGGCGAGCGCCACATCTAACAGGCCTGAATATTTTTCAATGCCGCCTTCCCAAGAAACTGAAATCGGTATCTTCGATTTCTCTTTCACATATCTAGATTTTTCCACATTGATTATGAAATCATATCCGGTAACTTCGGTTCCCGTTTTATTCTGTCTACGACCCAAAATCCAAATGTTATTGGCGGAATAATATATTCCTGTGCCGCCGCTAACAATCTGCTTTGGGAACAAACCGATCTCTTGGTATGTGTGATTTACAGCAAGCATTGGAATATTCTTCATGGCCAGATAAGGCGTACACATGCGGAACAAGCCCTTTAGTGCTTTTGCTCTCGACATATCAGCAACAGATTTTTCATTGATAGCGTCGTCCATTTCCTTCTTGGATGCCAGATTACCAATGCTGTCGATGACGATAATCACATCATCCTTTTTGTCCATACCCTCAAGTTGTGCCACTATATCAAATTTAAGTTCTTCAACATTATAGACCGGGGTGTGTAAAACTCGGTCGGTATCAATATCAAATTGTTCAAAATATGATTGGGGACTACCGAACTCCGAATCATAGAACAACAGAACCGCGTCGGGCTTTTGTTTTAGATATGCGGCCGCCATCAGCAAAGCGAATGATGTTTTGAAATGCTTGGATGGGCCCGCGAGTACGGTAAGTCCTGATGAAAGCCCACCATCGATTGATCCCGACAAAGCGACGTTTACCATAGGAACATCCGTGGAGATGATCTCCTTTTCTGAAAAAACTCCGGATTCGGACAACACGGTCGTCGATTTCAGCTTGCTATTCTTTTTTAGTTTGTCCATAATGGATGACATTTACAAATATCCTTTTTATGTAATTCTATGAGTATACCATACCCGCCCGGACTTGTCAAGTTTCGAGTTTTAGAAACTTCACATTCTGTTCTTTTTCTCTATCGTCTTTTTCGTAGACGCTTCGCATGGTATTGTTGATTGTGATAACTTCCTGGAGCAAAGTGAAAGACGTATCAAAATTCAAAAAAGCCGCCGCATCTTTTGAAAAACAGGCTCCTCCGAAGCCCCTCTTGCCGTCAAAACCCGGAACGTTTGTGTGAGATTTTCCAATGCGCGGATCTTCTGTCATGGCATTGATCACTTTATTAAAAGCCGCGTTGTTGTCATTGACTACATCATAAAATTGATTG